CTGTAGCAGCCTTGGTGTTGCCTGGGTCAACCTTTTGCCCAATAGATGTTGGAGCAGCCAATGCGGTCCAAAGAACTCGTAGACTTTCATCATCTGAAAGCCTTTCTAGGCCAGGTATATTTGATAGATTTTCAAATGTTTGCCTGACGTCATTGTCATACCAACCCTTGCCTGAAGTACCCTGACCAAGCTGGTATCTGATTTCCTTTGCTGTATCTGTTACTGCTAATGAGAAGTCAGCGTCGTCTTGTGGATTTAGCTTTCTGCCATAAATTTGCTGATGCTGATTATTGAAGTAGTCTGCAACATCATCAACTTTTGGCCGCAAATTGCCCTTGGTTTCAGCGATAGATTTTACTTCAGTCTGTGCAGCAGTTTTAACTTCATCGCTTTCCCGGATGCCGACATAGAAGGCATCGTCTTCGGTTTTGCCTAACAGCTTCTGAACCCCAACAATCGCCTCATCTACTGGCTCGGCTGGATCAAAACCAGACCGTAATACTGTGCCAGCCCCACGTTCCGCAATCCTGCCCTCAGCGCCAGCTACATAATTTGTGATTCCTTCCTGAACTTTAGATACACCTTTGCCTAATAGCTTGAGTCCTGGTAATGCGCTGGATGTAACAGCAAGCAATTCCCCGGCAAGATAACCTTCACCAAATGCGTCAACCGTTTCCTGTGAATATCCCATGTCAGCCACAACATCTTTTAACCTGGCGCCAACATATGCCGACGGGACGTTTTCAAATTGCTTGAACAGGTTTTCTGCAATCTTCCCTTCTTCAGCGGTTATAACGCCTTTGGCAACCAGTATAGGAAGAGACACAAGATCGGCGCCAGCAAGAGCAGCAGAGATAGGCAGCCCAATTAGCCCTGACCCGAGACGGACAAGTTCCAACTCTTCCTGCTTCTCAATACCTTCAGCAAACGCCTGTTCTGCTTGCTCTTGCATAGGATCTTGTACACCCATGATGCCTTCAACCACAGCCTCGTCTGTAACTGACTCATCTGTTGTTGGCATCATCGCAGCATCATGCTCTTTCTTGCGAGCAATTTGACCGTCCGGTCCAAGCATCAAATCGTCTCGGCCATTAGCCATACCTGTCACGGTATCCCAGAATCCATCAAAGCTGCTCACTGCTGAAACTCCCCATATTCCATGTTGTACTTCTGGAAGTTAGTAAACGCTTCTTCAAGCCTTGCGTAATCTTCTTCTTCAATATTGCCATTCTGAAACATCCGGTTTGCTCTAGCGCGCATCTGACCATAATTTTCAAATTCACTGAAATTGAACTGCTCAGTGATGACCTCAAGATCGGCTTCTCTTTGAGCTGGATCGTATATGCTTGCCGAATCTGCCTTTTCTTTAAACCAGGTAAATGGGTCTGGTGGAGCTGTGCCGGTCGATAACGCTTGCTGCTTAATAGCAAGATATTCATTTTCCAATGCTGCCAGGTCACGAACAGCAGTCCTTTGAACTGGACCCATGGCAACAGAATCGTACTCTGGGTATCCAATTGCGTTTTTCAAATATCGCTTCCCTTGACCATAACGCTTGTCTGTCATTGCGCTAAACCGACTAAACATTGAGTCGTAAGTATCTCGGGTAATCAGATTGTCAGTAAGCGCTTTATTAAGCCTAAATACAGTCATGCGACCATTAGTCATTTCGACATTCAAAGTTTGAACGATATCTATGTCGTCAGCAGTCGCTCCGCCCGATGACGCAACCTTTTCCCATGACCTAGCCTTGTCTGGATCAAGTCGGCTCATCTCAGAAATCAGGGTTTGAATCTGTTCTTCATCGTCAGACTCGATAGCCTGGTATATCGCAATCGATGTATCTAGGATTTTCTTTGATCGAGCCTTCTCTGCTCTGACTAAATCTGCGTCCTGGTTTCTATACTTTTCGTCAACAAACGCATCAACTTGCTCTCTAACGGCCTTACGCTCATCTGAAGAAAGAGTTGCATAGATTGCTTTAATCCTTGGGTTGTCTTCAAAAGAGCGCTCTTGATCTAGCTCGTCATCTTCAAGCAAGTTTAACGTGTCCTGGGTAATCGTCTCGACAACTGTGTTGACCTTGGCGTCACTAACTCGCTGACGCACTTTGTCTGCGTATTTGGAGTAGAACTCCGGATCGGAAAGCTCTAGAGCCATACGCTCAAGTTGAGGAAGAATGATGTCTTCAATCTTGTCGTCAATCGACACAATCTTTCCATCTGGACCGACTGTGTCTCCAGCAGCGACGATGTCTTCAATGATCCCTGGCACTTGGCCATCAATGCCATCAATCAATTCGCGCATCCTGATTTCTGCAATGACTTCCATGTCTTTGCGCATCATGTCCTGCTCTTTCGCTAGAGCTGTCAGGTATGAAGAGTTACCTGTTGTTTGGATTGCTTTGCGTAACTCGTTTGCCGCAGCAGGATCGATGGTAGATAAAACGCCAGACAGCCCTGCATTAAGTTTTTGCAGCCCGTCCCTAAACTGTTCAGCACTAATTTCTTCCTTGGACAGCTTAATGCGCAGATCTGTAATCTGACTATTCGCTTCCATTTCAAAATGAGTCAGCACCCCTGCAAGCGCTTGTTCTCTAGCGGCTCGCCCATAGATGGTTGTCTTGTCCCCAGGGATTGCTGCTTTGCCCTTGGTCTTGATCTCATCAAGCGTTGGCGTATTTAGTGCGCCAAACTCAGCACCTTCTATCTCGGCTTGCTCGGCAGCCCGCTTGAGTGCAAATCCAGAAACTCGATCCAGTGCAGAAGCAAGCGTTTGGCTAGTACGCGCAGCTTCTTGCAGACCAACAGTAGAGACTGCCGGCATACCAGCAATTCCGATTCCTCTGCGCTGATAACGTGGCATAACCATTACGATAGCGCCCCTGTTGTTGTGTAACCAGGAAGTGTGCCGCCTGGTAATGTCGTAGTGGTAGTTGAGCCGAACCCGCCAATTGAACTCATAGTCATTGCCGTGGTTCCAATAGTAGCAATTGCGTTCATCATGCCTTGACGCTTAGCTTGCTTTGCAGCCATTAGGTTTTGATCTCGATTGACTTCACCAATTGCTAATGCAAGAGCTGCGTTTTCTTGATCTAAGTAGTATTCGTCATAGCCTGTCTTAACAGCATAATTTTTCAATGACAATGGCGACCCGGAGTATGGGTCCATTGACCCGGCAGCTGCCCTAGCGGTTACAGCAGATAGATTTTGCCTCACACCCCTCAGTGTCTCTACTCCACGCTGACGGTATTGCAATTCAGATTGTTTGCCCTTCAGCTCTTCCTGCTTGGCTTGAGAGCGGTAAGCTGCTGCCTGTGCGCGACCAGCCTGAATCTGCTGGACTGCTGAGATTCCAGAAGCGATTGCACCGATGATCATCAACTTTGACATACTACTGTCCTATCGAAACCTTGTAGTCCAGAGCCAATACGTTCATTGGCAGTGGCACTGTTTGTGTGATTGTAATCTTGCCTTCGTTCACATAACCAAGAAGCGGTCCACTTCTCTTGACGCCAGTAAACGCTTGCACTGCTCGGTCTAGATTGTCCTCGCCAAAAGCCCTGAACGCAACTTGCTCACCATTGACCGTCACGGCCTGTGACTCGGAGTGTTCGCTGTTGATCTCCAGGATGCGTTTCTTGAACCCACGAATGTTGCCTGAAGACAACCTCGGCTCAACAGGAAGGGTAGTCACCGTTGGCGTAAAGTTAAGGCCAATCGAATACGACTCCTCTGCTGCAATCTCAAATGTGATCGCTCCGCTTGAGACTGCCTGATCTGGCTCTACAACGCCGTCACGGATGATCTTGACCGTTTCCCCTTCCAGGAAAGAAAGTCCGCTTACAGAGGCTGTGCTGCTGCCTACGGTCGCAGTCTTAGCGCAATCAAGGGTCACGTCTGCGTTAAAGATCTCAACGTAGTACGCATCGCTTCCGTTGATGTTTCGTTTCACGACTGAGTAAGTATCGGCGATGTCTACTCCAATCGACAGATATGTACCATCAGTCGTCCACTCTGTTGGAGCAATGATGTTGTCTGATCGCAGCAATGTGTAACAAGCAATCGACCCGTCTTCATCGTTTAAGATCAGGAGTCGGTCGCCTTCGTTTGTTGACGTGGCTTTGCGCACTGCCATCTCTACTGGGTCTTTCAAGAGATGCGATGACAGCAAAGAAATCTTGGTGGCGATGTAGCCGTTGACCGTGTCGCTAAAGATAAACTCAGCAAGCGTCTTGCCCTGGCGTTGAACGAATACCGTTGCACCGTCGACGTTGACAACCCGGATGCCAGGCTTCACACCATGCGATGTTTGCTCCTGGACCGACAGATTGCTTGGAGTGATCGGGTCGCCCAGGGTTTGCGGAATGTAGAACTCACCGCCGGTGGAAAAGATCTGAAGATTACGACCAGCATACAAGTCGATGATAGCGTTAAAACGTCCTGTATCTAACGTCGCCTCAAGTGCTGCGTCGTCAAATGACTCGCCTGGGTCAAAGTTAAAGAACTGACCCACGCGACTGCCCCACAGGGTTGAAGGCAGGGAGTCCGATCCGCCAAAGTATAAACGTCCTTCGTAGAATACTGCGCTGCGTGGCCAGCCTCTTGTCGCTGACCAAGCATCCTCATAGCCTGACTCAACCTCCCAATCAGCTGCGTCAATGACTGAGTCGTCAAACAGCGGCACTTCAGAGATGCCCTTCACCACAGTATTACTGATGAAGTCAACAATGCGAATTCGTCCCTGCGGGGTGACGTTGATGTATTGATTGATGTCTGATGCGCTGAAGTTTGAGTGTTGGGCTGTGAGCGTGATGTTGCCTTCAGCTGCATCAGGAGTCAGCGTCCCGGCTGATGTCCTGACGTCAGTGCTAATGCTGAACGCAAACTGAGGCGTAAAGTCAAAGGATAAATCAGAGATTGTCCAGGATGCGTCAGTTGCTCCGCGCACGATCTTCTGAGGGATCATGTCCTTATGGACAATGATTAACGTATCCGCTGACTGCGCCCAGCACATCTCGGGGATGATGCTGTCTGTAATTCTTGATACAGCAAGGAAGTCATTCCCCGAGCCATTGATGTTCGTGATCTGTACGCCGTCTTTGAACACATACATCTGCTCATCAATAAAGATCAGCATATAACTGTCGTTGACAGAGAACTCAAAATGCACCATGCGCACTGCATCGTTTGTCGGGGTCGGTAGCGTTGCAATGTACTTACTACCGTCTCGGCGGGTAAAGCCACCTTGTGGTTGGACAACAATGTTTGTCGCTGTCTCTAAGCCGTTGTAATACTGCTGAAGATCGATCCTGGCTCTGAGCTTGGGATCGAGTTCGCCAGATGTGAAGTTTGTTTGCACCTGGATGACGCGGCTCATCAGAACCTCACAGCGGTCAGAGTGTAGTCTTCAATTGCATCGACAGAGTTTGTTGACCCGTCAATTGATGTTGCCTGGCGGAAGTATCCACCACGACGGTTTTCTCCAGGTGACCCGAACGCCTTGCGCTCAAAGTAGTCAGCCTTTGTGATCTGATCAGTCACTGTCTCAGCAATGTCAGCCGCCATTGCGTACTTCAGCAGCTGCACGAAATAGGTAGGTAGTGCCGACTCGTTAGGTGAGAACTGATAGTCCACCACGATTGTTTCTTCACTTGAGTCGAGCTTGTCGCCTTGGATCTCCCAGCCGTATTGGATTGGAGAGATGCCGGTAGCTGTTGATGCATACACTGCGCGTACACCCGCAATGCGGTCACCAGGTAACGCATACTGATACTTCCACTCATTGACCGGAGTCGATGTCAGACGTGCCAGCTGCACTTTCTTAAATGACCAGGACCAAGGGTACGACGCGATGATGGAATCCTTGAGGTCGTCGTATAGGCGGTCGCAGATCTGAGCTGCGTCAGTGCCTTCCGAAAACGACGAAAGAGGCGATGCCCCCAGTAGAATCAATGCGTCCGAACAGATGGACAGTTTGGTATCACCAGATGCCATGTATCACCTCATGTAGAAAAGGCTCCCCTGGAGGGGAGCCGATTCGATTAGTCAGCGTCTGCAACTGACAGCGCAGTGCCATCAGATACGTCAACGACTGTTCCAGTGTTTGACAACACAACAACAAGCGATGCTGTTGGAGTTGCTGAGTCATACACATAGATCAGGTCACCAACTTTCAACACGTCGGCTGCATCATTGAAGTAGCCAGTTGTGTTGACTGTTGCGATAGCGTCAGCTGAAGTGTAAGACCACATTTGTGGTGCGTTACCAGCTTTTGCTTGACCGCCGATAGGCTGTAAGCCTGTGATTGAGTATGCCATTGTTCAAGCCTCCTTATGATTCACGGCAAGTGATCTGGACGATACCTTCGTCATCGATCGCTACCGCACCAGCTGAGAACATTGACGCAACCAAGAAAGAAGTTTTCTCAGGGATGTAGTCAACGCGAGATGTCTGGTTCATGCCAACACCAAGGCCAAGTGCGTCGCGGTGGAAAGCGAACAATGTACGGTCAGAAGAACCGTCGATTGCCAAGCCGCCTTCGTCACGATCACCAAGAGTGATGAACTTGAAGCCAAGGAACGTGTCCACTTCACCAGTGACCAACGCCTTAACAGTGTTGAAGTCAGATGAAGTTACTTGCGTCTCACTCAAGAGTGAAGACAAGCTGTTCGCGTGAACAAGAATAGTACGGCCTTCAGCTGGTACGTTCTTTGCATCCATCGCCTTCTTGGCAGCGCGCAACTTACCGACGTTTAAGTCAGAAGCAGCTGGCGACCCAGAAGAAACAACTGTGTTTGCAACTGTTGATGGAGAAGACGCTGCTGTCAACGCATCGAGAACCACCTGGTCCATACGACGTGCGATAGCACCTGAAACAACCTGTACAAGCTCTTGACGCTCGTCAAAGTTGACTTTCTGCTGGTTAAAAATGTCTGAGTATTCCGCAGCAATGTAGTCTTCCATTGTCGCAGTCACTTGTGAGTAAGTGACGTTGAGTGGAGTGACGTCTGTCTGTGGAACGCGGATAGTTGCTGAACCCTTACCAATCTTAGGGAACTTAACTGTCGAACCTTCTACACCTGAACGCTCGCGGGTAACACCAGCCAGGAGACGCTGTCCCTGGTACGCTTGTTTTACCTCTGAGTCAAACAGGGTGACAAAGGCATTATTGATAGAAACTGCCATTGTTTCCTTTCCTCATGTTACAAATTTTTTGGGTAAAACCTGTGTCGGTTGTCCAAGGCGGGCCGCATTGATCAGGTGACCGGCTCAAGAAGAGTTGTCGGTTGATTGGAATATAACAAAAAAGCTAGAGGGGAAAAGAGATTGGGGGACGTATGAGTCCCCCAGGTGATACGTTATCCGTACATTTCCATGAACAGACCTTCGACCTTCTCCCGATAGGCGGGATCTGTCTTGTATCGTGGATCACCAACCATCGCATCAAGCTCGGCCCGGGTGTACTGGTTTGACTCCTGGACCGTTACATCAGGGATTGTGCGCTCACCGTATGACTCGCGGATCTTGTTCAGTGCGCGGACTCCGGCTGCGGTTGATCCCAGCTTAACCATAGCCTCCACTTCATCTTCAGTCATCGCACCTGACGATGCCATCTTGCCCAACCACTGATTGGTACTCTTGATTAGCTTGTCAGCTTTTGGCCCGAGCTTGGCCAGCTCCGCCTCAGCGTTTGTTTCCATCTGCTCAAACTGCTGCCCCATGTGCTGCATATACATACTGGTCAACGTGTTGAACTGGTCTTGGCTCATGCCAGCGTCTTTTGCGTAAGACATAAAATCTTTGAGCATAGGATCATCATCAGTGACCCCGTTATCCTTGAGTGAACTGGTGTCGTAGTTGCCGTCCTTCGGCGCTTTATGCTGGCCCTGTGAAAACTTTGATCGCAACTCATTGTATGACTTAGACAGACCTTCAAGATCCGGTCCATCTGAATCGTTCCAAAAGTTTTCTGGCATCCAGTCTGGACGGTCGCCCCACTCAATGGCGTCGTCAGCCTGATGCTCTTCTGTTTGCTCAAGGTGTGGCATCTCTGCCGGTTGATCGGATTCTTTGCTTCCAACCTCTGGAGCTAATAGCGAACCTGACTCTTCAGCCGGTGCGTCCATGACTGCTTCATCACTCATTGGTTTCTTCCTCTTTCTAAACGACGCAAGATCTCTCGCACAATACTGTTCTGGCCTTCACGCGCAAACCCATGTGATGGGTCTTCGCCTGGATACCAGGACGGCTGATCAATGGTCATCGATTGTAGATAGGCCAGAACTTCTGCCCCAGCCTCTGTTGAAAAACAACGAACAAAGACAATGTCTAGTTCATCTTGTGCGAGTTTGCTCTTGGCCAGACCGGAGTTATCCGCTGGCCGCATTGAATCCCATCCTTCCATTTACATTCCCTCTGGTGGTGGACCGGCTGCTGCTGCCTGTTGTGCCATCATTGCTTGCTGCATTTGCTCCATGATGACCTCTCTCTCTTCCGGTGAATTGAGTAATTCTTGCGGGACGCCCATCTTGACAGCGACATAATCAAGCATCGCTTCCTGTTTTACAGCCACCGCTCCGGTTTGACCGAATTGCTGTGCAATCTGCCCGAACTGCAAGACCTTCTCTAGATCATCCATGTTCTGAGCTTGAGCAAGTGGAGATGTTGGAACGATCTTGACCTGAAGGCCATTGACCTCTAAAGGCAAGTCAATGATCCCGCGCTCATCCATCACAGACAATACGCGACGCACGATTGGGGTCATTGCCTCTGTGATCAATCTGCCATATGCCGAGCCTAGGTTTTGCGACAGCTCCTTCATGCGCTGCACGATTTCGGTTGCTGACCTGGCTGACATATTGTCAGGTGGCAGGGAGTCGTCGAACAGCATCTTCTTGATCGACATCACCAGGTCATTGCGCACTAGCTGCGAGACGTTGAAGTCAGCACCTGTGCGTAATGGACGCAGCGATTCGCCTTGCGGCCCACCGTTACGCGCAACCGGAATGATCGCCCCAGGAATGATCTTGATCGTCTGAGGATTCAGTACGCCGTCATCAGCTGCTGTATATACACCTGACACAGCAAGTGATGCGTTCTTGAGTACCAGCTCAACAACCTTGTTCAGTGTCTTGATGTCTGGCAACGCAGTGACCAATGGTCCACGTCCATAAACCTCACCTGGCACTTTCATGAACCGAGCGACGACCCAAGGTGAAACTTTCATGGTCCGATAGACTAGGTCCACTTCCTTGTGCTTCGGATGGATCAGGTGATAGCAGTATTCTTCGATCTCATCGTTGTAGACAGTCGCCTCGATCAGCTCGATCTCAGCCTCTGGCTTGCGATCAATCTGTGCTTGCAGCTGCGGAGGGATCACCGCATCTGGCCACTGACGCTGAATCACGTCTGCGCGGATGCGCATCTTACGATAGACGTTGTCGACCGAGCCGTATGGCCCTTCCTCCAGGGAGACAAGGTATTGCGGCACAGGAGTAAAGCGAACAGGTGCATCTTCATCGCCAGGCTGAATTAGCATGACGGCTGTGCCTACGCATAGATCCATCAGGAACTCAGAGATCGCCACGTCAAAGTTTGTCTGGCGGATAACGTCAAACATCTTTTCAGAGTAGATTTCAAGAGCTTGCCTGATCTCAGGCTGACGATCCTTGGGGATGTCATTACCTGGAGTCAACGTACACCATGCTCTGTAAGGCGGGAACAATGCTGACTGAATGCGGTTGGCAAATCGTTGCGTTGAGTTGATCGCAGTTGAATCGAACACCCGAGCCATCTTGTTCTGACCAGGCGTCTTGCCTTCGTAGTGTCCTGTGTACAGGTTACGTTGCGGCAACGCGAACTCATAACACTCTTCGTAAATGGTTCGCCAGCTTTCCTTTCGTGCGTCAGCTTTCTCCTGACGCTTCAGGATCTCGCCTGGTGTCATACGGCCCATGTCAATATCCTTTCTTCTCTACACCTTTGATAGTGCCTTTCTTCGCTGACGCATGGTAGACACCTTCGCCTTTCTTCTTGCCATACTTCTTCATCATGGCAGTCTTGATTTTCTTACCTTTCTCAGTCATTGGCATATCAAGCCTCCTGTTTGTTTCGTTTAGCAAAAGCGCGGGCCTCTGCGGGTGATGAAAAGCCCCAGCGTTTTAACGCTAGAGCGTATCGAGTTGGACTGCCGTCTTCGTTCTTCATCTTGGCATTAATGCCAGAGAACCGAGCAGCAAACGATACCCGGCGACCGTCAGTGCCTTTGCGCTGCGGACGCTTGAGATCGCCGCCATCCTTCGCTTCAAAGTGACGACGTCCAGCTTCAGTCAAACCGCCGTCAGGATTTTTGTGTTCCTTACGCATTACGGTACTTCCTTACTTTGGATGCAATCTTGTCTGGTTGCGGGACAGAAGAACCAACCCCACCACCTTTGCGCTTGGCGCGGGTTGTCGCTGCGTATTCCTGTGGAGACAACGCTTTGATCGCTTTCTCCGGGAGGTAACGCTCGCCTGTGTCCGAGCTGCGCTTGCCTGACTTTGTTCGCCATTTCTGCTTTGTCCACTTAAACAACGACTTCTGCGATTCTTTCACGACGTATACCCGCCACCCTTGGCCTTGTACTTCTTGGCCAGTAGCTGAGCTTTTCTGGCCGACCACTTACCAGCTGGAGTGCCTTGGACGTTTGACGACTTGATCTGCTCAAACATCCGCTTACGCATCCCAGGTTGGGTATAGTTGCCGGCCTCGTTGACCTTACTGGCCACCGCTCAGTTTCCGAGGCAAGCCCTGTTGCGCACCTTCACGTTCTGGTGACAACAGCGATGTCGCTGGTCTACGACGGCGCGCCCGCAATGCAGCAGAGTCATCCTGCTGACGCTTTGTTGGCTTTTCTGGCTCTGGCTCTACAACCGGCTCTGGCTTAGGTGGTGGTGAAGATTTTCCGCCTCCGAATCCCATATCATGCTCCTAGTTTAGTGGTTAGCCCCTTGCGCGCATCTTCACGCTCGGGAGAAAGTAGTGATCGAGTTCCGCCAGTTTGACGGGCGCGCACTTGCGCAGCAAGTCGGCGCTGCTCCTCGGCTTCTTGCGCAGCAACCCTGGCTTCTTGCTTTTCCTGGATCGCTTCCTGTTTTGAAGTGTCTGGCGCTTTAGGGGAACCGCCGCCGAACAATCCACTCATGTATATAACCTCGCGTACATATAGTAGTCGTGACCCTCGGGGCCGTATCGCCTCATCAGACCTTCCCTCTCAAATTTCAGGAACCTGGCCCACTGAACCGCCTTCTCGCGGTTGACATCTACTACAATTTGCAAACGATGTAAACCGAGATATGGTCCAATCTTATCAAACAATCGCCTTGCGCCTCTACTTAAAAGAACACCGTGTCGCAAAGAGACGTTACCTGGCAGCAGCCAGGCTTCAATGACGCCATCCCATTTGTACTCAAATCCATAGCAAAGCGCCGGGTTTCCTTGATAAAAGATAGTCCATGCGCAGCCAGACTCTTCAATGGACCCGAGGCGCTCGTCAATGTCTCTTAGCGACTCAAAGACGACCTGGTCTTCCTTCGCCAGGCCGATCCTTTCTAAGTGCGATGAGCTAAACGGCAGGAAGATTAGCCCATCCATATTGACCATGTCCTGCATGACTTGCGGCTCTACCATAGCGAAAAGTCCACCTGTGCTTGATGCTGTGAACCGGCTGCTCCATATCTGCCGCCGTATCCCCTGGTCATGGCTCGATGTTCTCCGCCGCCAAGCAGCAGATACCCGAATGCGTCGCCGACGTGCGAATGCTCGTTTTTGTTTGGTGCGTCTCTGAATCTTTCGGTCCCTCCACCAACTGCGACACGCTTGAAGTGATAACCACCAGCCAGGGATTTGCGTAGCCGGTGACAATCCTTATGGACCAGCAGCCCTGGACGTTTGTCGATAAACCTGTTCATCGGCATGGCTCCCGCTTCTCGACGCACCTGAAAGTCGTTCGATGCTGTCGGCCTGGCGTTGAGTCCCAGAGTTCTCAGATGATCAAACGCAGTCACCTCAAAGATTTCATCACGCTTCTGGCCAGCAGGGTCGCCCCAGACTAGAATGTCCTGCTTCGGATAATTCACATTGATCTCATTGAGGAGCATCAAACCAAACCGTTCCAACCCCATATCGTCGGTCACGATTTCCTTGAGGATATTCCAGCGACCCGATGTCATCCTTTGCCCAAAGACCGCAGCTGGTGTCAAACCAAAGTCGAGTCCAATGTGGATTGGGAGCGTCGGGTCGACTTGAATGTCTTCTGCTGCCATGACTGAGTCATCATACTCTGGCCAGACCGGACGCCCTTCCTGGACGTACACATACTGACCGCCGGCATAGCAGCGAATCCAGTCCAGGTTCTTGCCACCGAGCTGCTGATCATAGTAGCCAGGCGGTAGGTTCTGGATGTTCTCAGCAACCGGGTTCACTTTCCAGAACTTACCAGCTGCCGGTATGCCGCCAGGATTATCAGGTAGCGTCTCAATGACTCCGCCTGGCTGCTTGAAGAACTCCCACTTGTATTTGCCGCGCACCGGCTCTTTCTCCGATAGGCGATACCACCAGTGGTCATCGTCCATCGGGTTAGTGTCCATCCAGATACCGCGCCAAGGGCATCCGCCGTTTGACTTGGTCGGGAATCGACCGACCCGGTGTGTCAGACCTTGCACGACAGCTAGCGGCAACTCTCTGGCTTCGTTGACCCAAGCGCCGGTCAGCTCTAGCGATAGCAGCTTCCTGACGTCCTTTGGTTGATCAAGTGCCATGAAGATCACCTCACAGTCGATGCCGTGGGCATCCCCGCGACTCGGTAAGCGTAGGTGGTGACTGATCGGCGGTGACCAGCGCATCGGACCCCAGATGTTCTCCGGGAATAGCTCAAGCCAGGTCTTAATGGTTGTGGTGCGCAGCTCAGGGTAGCTGTTACGCACAATCACGAACCGAGAATAGCGGATGCCGTCTTTCGGCGACGGTGGCTGCTTCACGGCGCGCAGCATGATCTCAGCGGCGCAGCCGTATGACTTGCCCGATCCTACCGGCCCCATCAGGCCGCGCACAAACGAATCGTCGTTCAGGAAGTTCCAGGTTGTCGGCGCGGAAGAAAAATCAAGATCTAGCCCGCCGACCTGATCAGAATAAGTTTTGCTGGTCGTCCTGGCTCTTCTCTTCTGGCTCGTCCTCTGGCTCTTGTCCTGGTTCTGTCGTGCCATCTTCTATCACCTCATAGGTTGTTGCTGTTGGGCCTGTCATGTTGATGCCAATCACGCTGGGCCGACTATCACTATCCGCATTGGGTTCCATCAAACCGTGATGTCTCGCCAGGACGCGCAGGGCTGATAGCTTGTCATGCATCTCAACCTCGATCGCGTTGCCGTACTGGTTTGGCGTTACCTTCACTTTCTTGATTGCTTTCTGGACGTGCATAGGGATGTCGCTTGATCTAAGCAGCGCCATTGCCCCTGACTCGGTCCATTGCAGCACATCAGTAATGTTCGACGCGCCAATGGCTGCTAGCTCTTGCTTGACCGCGTCTTTTTCACTATCGCTACCATACACCAACGCCTTACGGGCCTGGCGCGTCGTCATCTTCTTTGTCATAGCTTCCTCGCTATCTCCAGCAGCGTCGCCTCTGCCTGAAGCTCTTCCTGATACTCGATCTCTTCAAGATGATCAACCATCCTCTGAATAAACCATTTCGCCTTCTTGAGATCGTCCAGGCCACCCTTCTCCTTCCAGCGCCAGAGATACTTGATCGCCGTCCCAGTAGCGTAGGCTTCAGCACCGCTTAGGTTCTGGACCGCTGCTTCAATTGCGTCGATGCACTCCATGCCGTTGCGTTGGTAGTGCTGCGGGTTGATTTTATCCTTCATGCTTTCCTCCAGAGAAAGTCGAAATAATTTTGCGAGACATCCCCCCATATAGCGCGCAGGGGGTAGGGGGGCAGGTATCGCCTTTTGGCGGCGGGATTTTTTGCCCACACCCCAGGCGATTGTGCAGCGCACAAGTTTTAACATAATAAGGATTACGCGACATGACCCCTTCCGTAAGTTATTGATTTATAGGGGGTTATCAAACCTGTGGATAACTGTGCGCATTTATTGAACAGATTGGTCATTTCTTGTACAGCCCTGCCCACTTCGCAACCTGATCCAGAGTCAATGGCGGAGTGCGTCCAGCCTTGAGCGCCTGGTGTACAAATGCAACGGTGTGATCCTTGACCTGATCAACCGTAACTCCTTGATTCCAAAGGGCTTTTGCTGCTTGATAGCTCGGTTCAGGCAGTCGATGGATGCCGCAGCTGCGCTCGACCGCGCTCCTAAACGCTTGTGCTAGTGATTGATATTCCGTCGATTCTTTCCCCCAGACCCCCTGTCTTTTATCTATGTCTGCATTGTCGACTTCTATCTTGCCGTCCTTCACAAAGTAGTCGACCTCAGCCACCTTCGGACGTGGCGCCCAGAACTCTTCCCGGCTCGGCAATGGATCTTTACCTTCCCACAACACTTGATACCTGTTTGTCTTGCGACGTCCCTGCTGCACGATGTGACCAGGGTACTTCTTCGGGTCTAGCTTTCGGATGTAGCCTTTATCAAGCAGCCTCCTGATGTGCCGTGACACCGTGACTCTTGCCTTACCAATGTGCAGGGCCAGCGTCAACGTGGAAGGCCAGCACACTCCAACTGCATTGGTGTGCAGACCAAGAGCAGCCAGGACGTGAAGCGATGTCGGATGCAATGATTCATCCTGGACGGCGCGAGCAGGAATCACAGAGTATTTCCTGATCTTCGGCTTCTCCTTCGGGTAATACTTCTTGGGTAGGTTAGAAAGGGATTTCATCGTTGATGTCTCCGGCATCATGTTTAAACGTCACGTTCTGTAATTTCGACGTCGGGAACGCTGCCTTCAGGCTCCTGATGTCTGCCAGGCTTTTTGCTTCCATCACCTCCGCAACTTCCGCCAACGTGAACACAACCGAGTCCTTCTTCATCTTGGCCGTCACCCGTTGCTGGTCGAACTCATCCGCAACAAGGTAGTAGTCACGCTCCTCGCCTTTGTGGTGTAGGTAGTAGAAGTCGTCAGGCTTATGCGACTCGCTGATCTCTGCGTCGATCATCGCCAGCCCCTTGACCAGGTTGTCAGCCAATCTCACATCCTTGGTCTGGAACCATTGCTTTCTCAAGCTGGCATACTTCTCCGCCATGCCCGGTGAACAAAGTCGACGCCAAGCATGGTGTCCCCACTTCTTGTTCATTCGCTCTTCAGCTGCTATTAAATTCTTTTCTGCTTCCACTTCAAATCTCCTGTGACACTCTCCGTGACATCCGTGACACCCAAGGGTGGTGTCACGTCACGTCACGCTTCGGTGTCATGTCACGCTTTGTGTCACACCTGTGACACTCGTGTCACGCTTCCTCTACAACCCACGTCATTACTGGTCTTCATCACTGTCACGCTCTGTCACGCCTGTGACACCCTGGTTCGTCAACGCCTTGAACTCAAGCCGCCGTCCCTGGTCGAAACTCAGCACGATGTCACGCTCTACAAGCGCATCAAGTGCGCGTTTCCACACCTGACGACGCGCTCCTTTCGCCTTGTCATCGTCTCCCGGAATCCCACCTTCATGCTGCAACCAATAGAAAAAACTATCCTTGGCCATGTACACATCAATGACGTTATTCGTCGCCGAGTCACGCATACAGTCGAGTGCTTTCAGCTGCCTGGTCGGTAGGTCAGTTGTCCTTGCGTCGTTCGACATTGCCTCTGACATCTTCTCCAGGTACACAGACGTCTCAGTTGAGAACGTACCCACAGTCGTTGTCTTCATCAGGAAAAACTGATCCTCGATTGGCTCCGCATCTTTCTGCTTGTCCATATTGAGCGTGATCTGCTCGCCTGACTTCTTAACCCTGATCGACGTATCGACAGCTCCCATCAGTGCGCTGGATCCACGCATCCCTTTCGAGCTGTCCTTACCCGAGTGATGGATTGCTAGCAGCGCACATCCGCAATGCTCTTTGACGGTGTCGCAGCTCTTGACGAACTTGCCCATGTCCGTTGCTGAGTTCTCATCAGCTCCGAGCATTGACCTCGCCACAGTATCGACCACGACCAGTGAGAACTTGCCGTGTTTCTGTTCCAGTTCCTCAATGGTAGCCAACAACATTTCAATCTCTTCAGCCTTACTAAAGTTCACCGCTGTCGGTAGCACAAAGATCGACACGTTGTCTTCATGCACCTGGTTGTGATTGCTCCATGCATTGGTTCGCTTACCGATACCACCGATACCTTCGCCAACGATGTACAGCACATTGCCTTTGATGGTCTTCATGCCGTGGAATGGGCGCCCTGAAGCGACACAGAGCGCAATGTCCAGAGCCAGGAATGTCTTACCGCATCCTGGCTGCCCGTACATCACACTGAACCCGTGTCGTGTGAGCAGATCCTCGACCAGCCACTCGATCGGCGGCATCTCTTTGAGCTGCTTCAATGTCATAACGTCAAAGACCGGCCTCTGCTGATCTTTGATCTCTCCAGGATCAGGTAATGCCTCTGTGATGACCGGCACTTTCCGCGCCATCGCAATGAGCTGTGACTTGGTCTTTCCGCTGTCCAGGTAGTCGACGATGTCTCCCTTCGCATCGACCACCTCGGAAAGATCAAGCAGCTTCACTTCCTTTGCGACGCCCAGTAGTGAGTTCACTACCTTAGCGCCATGCTTGCGACCCACGTCATCATTGTCCGGGATGACAATGACTGATCGATCCTTCAACCATTGACTGTGTTGGTCGGTCCATTTACCAGAGCCACCACTGTTTGTGGTTGCGATGACCCCTTCCTGCTTGAGTCGCTCCACACACTTCTCGCCTTCGACGACGATCACGGGAGCTTTCTTGTGGTGCAGCACCTCGGGTAGGTTGTATGGGATCGGATCAATGCCCTTCAGGTTCTTGATCCATCCTCCCCTGCCATCAGGTTGCTGCTGTCTGAACGTCTTCGACCCGTCAGGGAAGTCAACGCGGATGACCTGATAGACCAGGACACCGTGTTCCCCGATGTAGTCGAATGTTTGAACAGTGTTAGAACCTTTGACCGTCTTCTGAAACTGCGGGTCTTTGTCTAGCCCGAATTGCTCATCCAGAAAGTCAGCCATTGATCCATTGACGTGCGGGTAGGCCAGCTTGCACAGATCAATGAAGCCGCCTCCCTCCTCTGTTTCGTGATCCGACCACACCGCCTTATCGAGATCAACCGACTTCGATCCGTGTGTGCCGAACCTGAGTTCGTTGCCATGTGAGAGTGATTTATTTTCTTCTCCCCACAGTTCTCTGGCAACGACTCCAATATGTTGCGCGTACTTATGCATGATTCACCCCAAAAAAAATGCCCCCCGAGGGGGGCGT